TACCATAGGAGGAACTAGAACCCACTGGGTCTCCATTTTTACCATAAATACAATGTAAATTCCATTGCTGTTTCGATATCAAGTTCGGGTTAGCTTCGTGGTCATTAAGAACAAAGGTTCTCTTTGCAACAGAAGAAAGTTGCACAGCACGAACTTTTCTCACAAACTTAACCCATGGTCGTTTCTTATACCTAGGCATGGTACGCTTTCTGTAAACCATACGAGAATCATGATGTTGAGAAACACCTACACCTGCAGTAACCTTCTTTTTCTGCATAGTCTTAGTATAAGACCGGTACTTCTTAAATGCTTGCGCAGCAGAAGTAGCATAGTTAATAGCCTTGCCAAAGGCCTTGTTATACTTTCTCTTTTGATAAACTGGCATAACACGAAAAGAAGAAACGCGTCGCGCTTTTATATCCAAAAGTAGTGGAACGTTTCACAACGTCAGAGTCAACCAATATAAAGGGGGGACGGGAGCCGTCGTTTAGTAAGTAATACTCGACGGCTCCTTTCATGCCAACCCCGCAAGGTCGTTACTGGCTTCTCACTATTCCCATTAATCATTTACCTACTATCCCCAATCTAGCCCATCCAGTGTGCTACATCAAAGGCCAACAAGAAATAGGTGCTGGAGGTCTCCATCATTGGCAATTACTTGTAGTGACTTCCAAAAAGTGCACTCTCAAACAAGTCAAGGACTTCTTCTGTAAACAGGCACATGTTGAGCTATCAAGGTCCTCTGCGGCAAACGAATACGTCTGGAAAGAAGAAACGCGTGTCGCGAACACTCAATTCGAAGTTGGAGCACTTCCAATTAACCGCGCTAAGACAACTGACTGGGACCGAATATACACATTGGCTAAAGAGGGACAATTCGAGGAAATACCAAAGGATGTCCTCATTAGAAACTACTCCGCAATTAAGCGTATCAGAGTCGACTGTATCAGACCTGACTTCAGACCTGATATCAACGTCAGAGTCTACTGGGGAAAGTCTGGGACTGGGAAGACTAGACGGGCCTTCCATGAGGCTGGAGAGGACGTCTATATCAAGAACCCAAACACCAAATGGTGGGACGGTTATCGTGGCCAAAAAAACGTCATTATTGATGAGTTTATTGGTCGCATTGATATTAGTTATATTCTTAAGTGGCTTGATCGTTATCCTTGTATCATCGAGATAAAAGGATATTCAATGCCATTAGAGGCAATTAATTTCTGGATTACTAGCAATGTATCACCAGAAGACTGGTATACTGACATTAATGCTGAACAACGAAGAGGGCTTATGAGAAGACTAACTTATGTATGCCATTTCCTGACTGAATGGACCCCTGACTGACATTAACCCTGACTGACATGAGACTAAGTGGCGTGCGGTTTTTATAGTGCCCACTACCCGTGGACACTGTTTTTTTTATTAGATGTTGATGAACTGAATAAACTGGGCCCTGACTGACATGACATACTAATTATAGTCTTGATAGTTACTAGAATCAAGCTGTGTAGCAAGATATTTTCTAGTAACTCCGACCGAGAGACTCAAAACTGTATCACGCTCTGCTGGAAGAGGCTTAAATACATAAAGAACACCTTGTGTCCAACCTGGCTTAATCCAAGAGGTAGTCTGACTATTGGTAGAGTCAATTTGAGAATTATAATCCGTAATCTCCATTCTTGAAATAACTCTATTTCTAGGATCCCTAATTTGATAAGTAACACAATTTCCGGGAAACAAAAAATACTTGGTCTTTTTCAGAATCTTGCATCCTGTAGTTGACAAAAATAAAGGAAAGTCAAATGGTGTACATCCTCGATCTTCTAACTCCAAAGAATTTCCGAGGGATGACGTAGGAGTAGCGGACTGAGCTTTAGATATACTAATAGCTGGACGAGTATCGGCAGGAGACTTCCAAAAAACAACATGATATACATCAAGTTCTACAGGAGAAGCTTGAGTAGAAGGCAACTGAAAAGTCAAATCAAGCACAGCACTCAAAAAGGAAAGCTTTTGTTGATCATTAGTAGTATTAGTTCCTGAAGCTGCAAACGAATCCGAAATGGTACGTAAATCACGGATACCATAGGAGGAACTAGAACCCACTGGGTCTCCATTTTTACCATAAATACAATGTAAATTCCATTGCTGTTTCGATATCAAGTTCGGGTTAGCTTCGT